TGTGTGATGTGAGCGATACATTCACACAGAACAGCTATGACCATGATTACCAATTCCCAGAATGTTTAAGTGAAATCGAAGCCACAAGAAAGGGATATAAGGAGTTCGTAGAATGCGTATGCGAACAGTTACTGGAGAAGATAGCTGAAGAGTATTGCAAAGGTATGGGTGTGATTGGAAGTCAAATGGAAGAGTGCAAGGATAAGTATATTGAGACTCATAGGCACGTATTTCCTTGTGAGGACGTTGTGAGACAATGGTTAGTAGAGATGGGAGAGAAGCTGAAGGGCCATGGTAGACTTTCCAGACATTGAGGTTGAAAGTATACCTGAGGAGATTATGGAAGAGGTAGGCGAATATATCGATATCTTCATTCAACTAACTGAAATTGCTGAGATGGAAAGAGACGTTATCGTGGAGGAACAATTGAAAGATGAAGCAAAACAATTCGAAGAATATGAAGATTTCTGGTTTGACGTATACACATGACGAGATACAATTACATTAGGAATCTAAGAATAATCAGAGGAGAGGAAATCAAAGTAGGTGTGAGTAGCGATAGAATTCCAATGATAGAGATTGAGCCAGGACACAATGACCCAGAAAGAATGTGTGTAATGTTCACGGCTATGGAATATAGTCATATACCATATCAAGCAGATAATCTAGACGAAGTATATGACTCATGTAAAATTTTGACAAGCAAGATTACTACTTACATAAATGTAGCAATAGGATTTGGCAAGAATTTGGGGCTCAAATTAAGCGAGATGATGTTGGTGACTAGAGATAAGTCGAAAAGAGAATTCAAAGTTGGATTAGAATTGGGAATAAAATATGCATATAATTGGACCTGTAAGTTTCAGTAGGACGGTATTCCTAGATTTCTACAATTATTTATTACAAAGTGGTCTTTATGAAACGCTAAGAATAGATAGAAAGTACATTGAATATACATTGAAAAATAAATATGCTACACTAAGATTATATGGCAAGTACGTTCACACATGACGTAATAGTAATGGAATGTTATGAGGAGGCATTAGCTGTAATGAGGTGTGAGGTGGCATATGACAGAGTGTTGACTAAATGGATGGAACCAAGCTTACCGTTGTTGAGACTTGATAATGAAATTATAAAGCCTTATATGAAAGTAAAATACGTGTATAAACAATTATGATGAGCAGAATAGACAAAGAAGTAAAGAAAATAATGCAAATATATAGAGGCACTGAAGGCTCAGTGCAATGATAATGACCTAGAATGTTGGCTTAAGAAGGCGGTAATTATGGCAGAGCTGAATAAGGCTATCGACAAGCTGACATATAAATTGGCAATGAATTACCCATATACGGCAGACATTGCTGAAAAGCTGATAGAATTAGGATTAATTAGACAGGAGAAGTGGCTGAAGGCAATTAATGACACAAAGAGGTTTAAAGATAAGATATTGGACAAGCGTAATTCTAACAATAAAATAGAAAAATCAGAGAATACAGGAGAGAATCATGATAATAATCAAGACCAAAAATAGAGAATATACGATAGATGAGAATAAGGAGATAAATTCCATAAGTGCAGCTGATACTATATGTCCATATCGTGCATATCGGTCGTATCATAGAAAAATCCCAATAAAAATCGACGATTGTAAAGAGGCGAGAAAGATAGCTGGGAGCATGACGCATTACGTCATATTGCGACAGCTAAAGGAGCAGGGATGTGAGACGGAAAAGATAGTTGACCCAGAGCTGAAGTTTAGAGCTGATGCTATATGTGATGGGGACGCATTGTTGAGATTAAGACAAACTTCAATCGGGACTGGCATGCGCTTAATAAGTGGCAATTGAAAGTGTATATAGCGCTGGCAGGTGCTGAGAGAGGACACCTAATATACATTAACAATGGCATAAGGACGACAATACAAATGGACGAAGAGGAGCGAGTAAAAATTACTGAGTATGTTAGAAATCTGATAAGACGAATAAAAAATGGAGAAGCTGTGGAGGAGAGGAATAGAGGAATATGGTGTAACATATGCGAATTTAAAGCTGAATGTAATCATAAATTGCTATGAAGGCGAAAGAAGTCATAGAGATACTGGAAATCATAATATACATTGTAGTAGTGCCAAGCCTTATAGTTTATTATGTTTCACATAATACGGTATATGTAGCAATAACGGTAACATTAACATTGAATTTAGCAAGGAAGACTTATAGTACAAAGAAAAAGATTGAAAAAATGATGAAGAAAGTAGAAAAGGCGCTCGAGTTTTTCTCATGAGGGTATACACAATTAGGGATGACAGAATAGTATACCTAGGAGAATATGAGCTAGTGCCAATGCCCAAGCTGGAAGACGATATTGCGGCCATTAAAGGAAGCATAATAGCGTATGTGTTAAATAGTAATTATTCAAGTTTCATTGGTGCACTGAAGGATACAAAAGAAATGGAGTTAATTGAAAATTTAGCATATGAATTACACCAGAATATAGACAGGACACCGACACTCACACGATACTATTATTTACTCATGAAAGTCTATGGGATGCATGGTTCAATCTTGTCTCAATTTTAACTTACATAAGTTTCGAAATAGAAGATATAAACAATTTAATTTATGGATTTGGAAAGACGACCGTAATGCAGAAGCTCATAGGAAAGTAAATGAAAAAGTTTATAAATAGATTGTTACTTATGCTTATGTCAGTAGTTGTTGGAAGAATTGCTGGAGCTAATGAGTTGGAAATGCGGTACCAAGCTGGGATTGAGGTTAAACGTGATGTTCAAGTCAAAAGAGTTGAGAGAAAGATATCGTATAGAGCGCCTAGAATAGAGGACGCAATAGCGTTGAACATATATGTTGAGGATAAGATTAGTGGAATTAAGCCGTATATACCTGGTCTAACGGGATTGGTAAGAAAGGCGATTAAAATAGCATATCGTGATGGGGTTGACAGTGCAATGAATATATTTAAGTCATATGATACCGCAATACAGAATGAAATAAGGAAAATAATCGAAGAGGGTCTAAAAATGTATGAAAAAATAAGGAGTGAGGGTAGGCCATGAGCTCCCCTATAATTAGTAATTATCTTGAGGGAATTCGCGATAATAAATATCTGCAACGGATAGAATGGGAAATACAGGTAGCTCAGAGCGGATTCAGAGCTATTCCAATTACTGAGAGATGGTGGGGTGAGGCATCATATTATATAGACCTAGCCAACAAGATAAAGGCTTTGCCCGAATTGAGCAATGTTAAGACTAAGCCGATTGGATATGCGTTGGCCGCGGCGAGATACGTTAAACACAACAACTTCGGCATGGCCGAGATATACCTTGATAGATTTGAGTCTGCGCTTGTCCGTAGCGGACTGTCGAGAGATATGGCGAGAAGGGTTAGAGAGCATGTGGCAAAAATGATAGGGCTTGGTGGTGGAGGCGGTGGTGGAGGAGGCGGTGGAGGCGGTGGTGGAGTAAGTTTGCCTTAATAGATAGAGTATGAAGTATAAATTCGCAATAGGTTTTTTTATTAGTCCTTCGGAGTTTCTATTATATAATGACTATAAGAAGATAAGGACTATATACAATACAGTTAGAGTAGGAGGAATAGATAGAGAAGTGAGAGTAGGTATAGCGCACTTTATGGAGGGTGAATATAGAATATACATAGAAGGTATACCGATAACAGTCTATAGAGGAGATAAGACAAGTGCAAGCATATATATGAGCTGGGGTAACTGGATATCGATGTATAATTTATCTTTAGAAAGATTCCTGTGGGCATATAATGCAAAAGCGATAGTTATTAGACCAACAGGATTCAAAAGAGGAGAAGGATGCCTTAGACGAGTATTAGATGAGATAGATGCTGGAGTATATTCTGGTGGGAGATTATTGAAACCTACAATTGTACAATTGAGAGAAGAGTGAATACATTGTTTGACCCAGTTGAAGTAGACATAATGGCCCAGTATATGGCCATTTATATTATGAGCAAAAGAGATAAAGAGTTGATGAGTGCGTTAATGCTATGAAAGTACTTAGGTTAGGATTCACCGATAAATATATCGAGAAGCAGGAGCCTATCGATGTAGTATTCGATAAGTACCAGCCGCTTGGATATGTAGCTGTAGTTGAATTACCTTCGAGGATACCGTGGATAATCGAGATTCAGAGGAGGGAATGGATAGAAAGGTTCATAACAATGCCGCGTGACATATTTAGAGAATTATCATTTGACATAATTATACTGAGGAGAAAGCTGGAGCCTACTCCTCAATATCGTATGATAAGGGATATAGTGTCAGATTTAAGACAGTCAAGAGGATATGCGAGCGGGATGGTGATACTGCCTAATGGACTAACATATGATGGGGACCTGCTTGAAGGTATAGAAGTTATGGAAGGAGTTGATGTAATAGCCTATACGTTGGGTCTAATCGATTTCTAACAGATAAGTATATTAATACCTAATCATTTTCTCTCATGATTACAAGTAACATTACAACTAATGCTATAAATCAAGTAGACCCGAAAGCGGTACAAACAGGGTTAAAGATTTTTAGAATACTGAAAAAGATAAGGGAAGGACAAGTTGATGTTAATGAAATAGATAGTTTACCATTTGCTAAAGAATTCTATATAAAAACGGGACGATCATTAGGTAAGCTTATACAGGATATGATGGGCAGTGACCCAGATAAGGCACTCGAGTTATTTTTAGGAGCATTTATGCGTGGAGAGGAATTGAATAAGGCGATTCAATTCCATAAGGAGCTAATAGCTGAGTTATCAAAAGAAGATGGGGCGGATTTATGTACTAAGGTAAATAGAGTATTAGAGAAGTACGGCTCGAGAATAGATTGTGAAAATGCAGAAATGTCGGTAGAAATGGCGGAAAGACTTGTTAGGGAAATAATTGAATGATGAAGGTTAAATTTAAGGAAAAGATATACTTTATACCGCCATTTAGGGAGAAAGATTTAAATACCATGGATAGTAATTAGGACAATGGTTGAGATTAAACTAGTTAATAAGGAAATAATAAAGTTTGGATTGGCACTTGGAATTGTGAATGAGCTTAATGAATACCTATACGCGGCAATGCCTCCAATGTATGACATATTATCTAAATTGTACGGATATGGAAGGACTGTAAATGCAATGCTGTATAGTGTGCTGTTTAATTTACTCGAATCGAGGATTGATACACTGAGAAGACTTGACCTTAGTAAGTTCTTTGCTGTGGTAGCATATATGGATGCTGTTAAAGATACCGTTGAGCTTGCAATAAATGGATATGCATATGTTACGACTTCTGGATTTACAGTGTATCCTGCATCACAGATTACAGGAACGTATGAGAGCGACTTCAGTCAAGCTAAGGCAGTACCCGCAAATACTACAGCAACACAGGTGTGGTTTGCACCCAAGAAGTTTGCTTTGATTACACAGAATAAGATATATACATTCCTAGCTCCTTATTGGTTCTAAACTAAACTAAAGCTTATTAGCAATTCAATACTTTTAGATATGAACATAGTTAGACATAGGGGTATTGTGTATTGTGATGCAGACTTTATCATATCTCATAGAGGGGAGGCTATAAAGGATGTTGTAGGTAGATATCCAGTATTATGTTGTTATAATGATGTATGTTATGACCCTGAAAGGGAAGGAGTATACGATGAATCGAATATACATGAGCTTAGAACTATAAAGTTGAACGACTTAGATATAAATAGATATCCTATAACTAGAGGACTATTATTTTTAACAAATCAAATAGTAAACGCATGGATGTAGCAGTAGTTATACTGTATAGCAGAGATGATGCATTAGACTTACTATATAGAACTTTACATTATTGGTGGAAGAGAAGTGATGGGCTACGGGGACAGATATACGTGGTGTCGAATACAAATGTACTACTACCTAGATATGCTAAACTAATACAGCAGAAGAGGAAAGGTGTAGGGGGAGCTAGATGTGATGCAATAGAATCGACGTCTGAGGATTACATAATATTCTCAGATGGACATGTAACACCACCTCGAGAGATATCGAAGATGTTAGTTGAACCGTGGTCAAGTGTGCCTATAAATCATATAATATTACCATTTGGTACATCGGGAAGAGTAGCTTATTCATTACCATTTATGCCAGATGAAAGACAATTTTTATGGTGTTCATGTAGTAAATATAAAGAAGAGATAACGACAACAGGAGAACCCATTGTAGCTATGAGTAGGAAGTACATATCTATGAGCAAATGCTATACAAGCTATGGACTTGACTTGTTTCAATTTACGTTGAGAATGCCTCCAGGACAGTTAATCGGCGATGAGGGGATTCATTTTATAGAGGCAAAAAAGCTTATAAGCAATAGGAAGCCAAATAAAGATGAGATGAAGGACTTCTACGACACGATATACATAAAAAGGAAAAGTGAAATAGAGGAAGAGATAAAGGAGTGCTTCTGTAGGGCACTATGATGCTGTTTTTTACTAATATGATAGTTGACGGAAATTACACAGTATACGAGGATGCAAATTTAGCAATATATATACCTCCAGGTTCAGATTTTGATTATATCTTTACCAAAAATGGGCAATTTATTCTACAGATAATTGCTCAAGGTATTGGTGTAATATTTCAGCAAACAGTAAATTATACTGGGCCAGGATTATATAAATTCCAGGTAAGTAGCGGTGGAGTAATAACTCAAATAACGCCAATAACAATAGATATAATAATAGGGAATAATATAGTAATATATGAGTTTCAAGGAATTATAATACCTGGAGATCAAGCGAGCACAATGGGACTTACAGTTAATGAAGTATCATATCCAGGACAAGGACTATTTATTGTACAAGGATATCCATGGTATATGTACAATCCTAATTATCCAGTCGTATTTGCGCCGATTGGATATACTGGATTGTTTATGGGTATCGATAACGTTGTAATGGAGAGACGCACGGTCAGCCCAACTAATATGTTTTTACAGCCAGACGGAAAAGTGCCATATGCGTATCAATTGACCATAACGATACAGAATGCTAATGCACAGCAGATAATACAGGCCTTCAATCAAGCTATTGAGTTTGCAGCTGGGATGGGAGCTGTTGCGTATGAAATTACATCAAATAATCAAATTACATTCTACATAATCTTCATATCGCCAACATCTTGGTGGGTAGTAGCTTTAGTATTTGTAGTTGCATTAGCCCTTTTGGCCGCGGCTGTTTTTGTGGATAAGTTAACGAAAGGAGTAGCAATGGACATGCAGGCGCAGGCGATATCAAATGCATATAATGCAAATACGCAAGCGTTTCAGCAGTGTATTTCCAGCTGTTATCAGCAGACGTCTGGAAGGACGCAATGCATAAACAATTGTTATGCTAATTACGTGAAAGTTTTAACGATGTTGGGAGCGCAGTTTGGTTCACTAAATCAAGTTCTAAGTCAGCCAACTCTAAGCTTTAGTGGACAGACGAATGTTAGCGTGCAAACTAACTGGGCAACGGTAGCGGCGTTACGTTGATAATAGGTGGTGCGGGGGTAGCGTGGGGTATCTATGAGTGGAAGAAGAAGAAAAAGAGTAAAACACAGTAAAGCATAAATACCTATACTTATTGAATAACTGTGATAGTAGGTATAACTGATAAATATGTATTTCATTCAAAACCATTTTCAGCAACTAAGAAGTTTCTAAGATATAAAGATAAAATACATGTATATACTGGCCCAATTTACTTTCTATCTTCAAACATAGATTTGAACTCACTTAAGTACTTAATGTCGGATGTAGGATATTGTAGTCCACCAGGTAAGAACAATAGTGACTATCTTACAGCATTCCATTGTGTATCGAGGGAGATGTGCAATATAGTGAGTAATATACAATTATCGGACGGGACGAAAGTGAATGTAATAAAGACGCCATATATGAAACACTGTAGTAATATTTTATGTAGATTACTATTCGAGATTGGACTGAATAGGTTATTTCCAATGTGTATAGAAGATGAAGATTTAGCATGGATAAGTGCTGGGAATAATATTGGACCTACTAAAGGAGTATTATTTGCAGGTTCTCTAGGTTCGATATATGGTAGTATTGCAATATTTAGTGGAGATTTAATAGTAGGAAAGAAATACAAGGTGATATCTAGAGATTTCTACATAGGAAAGACAATAGAGTGGGAAACGACTATAAATGGGAAAGGAATATTTTATGTTCTTTATGAAAATGGAAAAGGAATTTGGATAAGAGGATATTACAGCTTTCCAACGCAGGTTAGGATAAAACCTGGATTCTCTGGAAGCCCAGTGATTGAGGAGTAAAGTTTTTATAGTGAAGTACGGAGTATGACAATGAATAATGTCTCGAGAATAATACTTACTGGGATTATGATTTGGCTATTTGTGTAGCAGCTATCTAGTTGTACCTACTAGTCCACTTAAAGTGGCATTTATAATGGGTGTAGAAGTTTTAGGAGGCATATTCAGCAAAAGGTTTACGTCTATAGTGGGTTCATTTATTTGGTTCATTATAACACCTATTCTACTATATCTGCCATGGCCTCTAGCTATGCTGGGATTTCTAACGCTCTATGGTGCATTACCTTTTGGTGTCGGGATAGTCAATTGGCCATATCCTCGAGATGCCTGCGGTTGTTAAAAAATAGACTTATAATATAGAGTGAATTAACATCGCATGATTTTTCATAAGGACTCGAGAACAATAGACTTGGATTATGGTCATATTATTATGGGTATTGAAAGGAAATCTCGAGGAAATTATGACCTATATATACTGATTAAGAAGGAAGGAAAATTTGAAGTTGACAGTATATTTACTGGAGATGTAATGGTGGTTGATAGAGGAAGTTTTGTATCGACTTCTAGAGGATTCCCGATGCTTCTTGTAGAGGTTCCCGATCGATAGATTTTAATGCGGTTAAAACTAAATGGACATGATTTTGGGTATTAGTGCATATAGAAAAGAAACAAAAACGGGTCTGAGAAACACGATTTATACGGCAATAAATACGGGAAAAGTAAAGAAGATACTTCTGGGACTCGATAAACCTGAAGATAAGGAGATATTCAACGACATAATAAACGAATTTAAAGACTATATTATAGACGTAGTATACGCAGAAGGATTGGGAGCTAATAGAAATGAACTATTAGTACGTGGTTCTGAAGAAAATGAAGACTACATATGCTTGGCTGACAGCCACCTATACTTCATTACACCAGTGGCAGACATAGTTAAAACGATGTGTAACTCTCAGGCATGTGATTTCAAACGATTTGACTTTGGATTTGATGTTGAGAACAACCCACTATCAGTACTTAATAGATCGGTACATCACTTCGGTCAGTTTAATATCGACAGGTTGGCCAATAACTATATCTTCAGTTGTGAATACAAATACTATGCCAATAATCCATTCTTATGCTTCAAGAAAAGCGCAATTAAGGAGCTACTTAATATATATGGAGGAAAAATAATACCGTGGCAACACTATGGAGCTGATATGGAACAGATATACGTTTCAATAGTGAGAAGATATGGGAGAACAGCTGGCAAATGTATCGGAACTTCACCAATATACGGACATAGAGCTACTGTAAGTAATACTGAACATGAATTTTGGAAATCGAGATGGACGATTAAAGATTATAGCGAAGGATGGTATCAAGCAAATGCGTGCTTCCTTGCACTTCATATACCTCGAGAGTTGTGGAATCTGAAACCAAGAATATTTGAACCAGACAAATGTAAATTACATATAAACTTTATAAAATCGACTCTAGAGGATTCCCAAGCTTCTTCTAGAGGTACCGCATCGATGATATATGCAGTTGATGGAATAGATAGAAACATACTTAACTATCTAGGTAAATATACGGCTGATAGTACTGGAACTGTAAGCTTAACCAATCTTCAACCTGGTAAATATATAGCTATTGAGTAATGTGTCGTACCAAATAACTATAAATAATAATACTACAAGTAACGTTCAAAATATAGTTATAGCTGATCCTAATCTAGCATCTTTAGGTGAAAATGTAGTATTTAGTGATTCTCAAGGACCATTATCATCGTTGTATGTATATGATGGTGTATGGGTAGTTAAATTAAGGTCACCGCTTTCACCTGGACAGAGTATAACAATAACAGCATCTAGTGGTACACCTAATATAGACCCCACAATAGCACTATACTATAATAATGGAAGCTCATATTCAAACCTTACACTAGTAGGTTCACCTACAGTATCTATTGTACAGGACTTTGGTGGATATGCAATAAGTGCATATGCATCTGGGGACTTCTTCTTAGTAGCATCGCCTACTGGATTTACTCCAAGTAGCAGTAGACTACTAGTTGTTGATAGATGGGCAACTACTCCTACGAGTCTTGACGCAGTAGGTTTGAGGTTATATGCAGATACTAACGACTGGTTCGGTGTAGTTAGGAAATATATTAATGGAGCTCAGAATGTAAGCATTGAACAAAAGATATCTGGAACATATTCAGTAGTAAATGAAATAGATATATCACAGTTTGCGGCATTTACTGATCCATTAGTAATGTACTTATCAATAAATGGAAGTACTGCAAACGTAAAGGTATACAAACAGGGCTCAAACATTGGAACTGTAAGTGGTAACTATTCTACTACTCCATATGGAAATCCATCTATGGCAGGATATGGAACAGTTGATAAGCATTATGCTAACTTTATTGTGTTACCATATGAGCCAGACCCACAGGTAACAGTTACTCCTATATCTTCACCATCTCCTACTCCTACACCGACACCGACGCCTACGCCTACACCGACATATGATATCACTTATGTAGTATTTGATGTAACGCCTTCACCTACTCCAACTCCTACTCTTACATCGACACCCACTCCTACTCCTACGCCAACATATGATATAACTTATGTAATATTCGATGTAACACCTTCACCCACACCTACTCCAACACCTACTCCTACACCAACTCCGACGCCAACTCCTACATCGACAACGTCATCTAACATCTAGTTGTAATCCAATAATAACAACAGGTATTCAATTCCTTGACAGTATAGTATTGTGTATAAATGGATTGGGAATAACAGTGTTCATAATAATGCTAATTGTAATAGCAATAATAATTATAGCATATATAATATGATAAACATAGATGGAGACTCAGTGTGAATATGGAATACAGTGTACTAATGAAGAAAAATGTATATGGCTCGGAGGTACATGTATCAAGAAGTGTGAACATGGATGTTGTTGTATATTTATTACTTTGAATGATACACACTACTAAATAATAACGTTACTGATTATATCACTGAACCTTATTAATCGATCCTCTAGAGTCGATAACTTCGAAAAGCATGAGCTTTACTGATATATAAGGCTGATAGGACTATTAGAGTTTCTAAAATTAGTTGAATCTGCCGAATTAATAATGATGGGTAGCTATGATAGCTGAGCAGATATTTATAATAATATTAGTATTAACAGTACTACACACGGCGATTGAAAGGATAGCTAAGCGTAGTCTATCATATAGTAATGTAAATTACACATATACTCAGTCGATATCGTTCTTAGTGGGATATACTATAGTTTACATAATTATGTCACATATAAGCCATGCGGTCATTATATCTATAATGATTATGATATCATATGCGATATATATTGTAATTAAGATGAGAAATAATCAGCAAATACAGAACGATATTGAGATGTTTATGTTTGGAATGATAGCTGGACTAGGTATAGAGATAGTAGGATAAAGTATATAAATAAGTAGGAATTAATTAGCGTATCTGCAACTCCAACGCCTACGCCTACACCCACACCAACGCCAACTCCGACGCCTACTCCTACCCCTACTCCGACACCTACGCCGACTCCCACTCCAACACCTACTCCGACTCCGACACCTACTCCAACACCAACGCCAACTCCGACACCGACTCCAACGCCAACGCCTACTCCTACACCAACCCCAACACCTACCCCTACTCCTACACCTACGCCGACTCCGACTCCGACACCCACTCCTACGCCTACTCCGACTCCTACCCCAACTCCTACTCCCACTCCCACCCCTACTCCGACTCCAACACCGACTCCGACACCTACTCCGACGCCTACTCCGACTCCAACGCCGACTCCTACACCAACGCCTTCACCTACACCAACTCCCACCCCTACTCCGACTCCGACGCCAACTCCGACTCCCACTCCAACGCCTACACCAACTCCGACGTCATGTAAACCGATAATTACTACTGGAGTATCATGGTTAGATACAACGATAATATGTGCTGGAAGTGTTGGTATTTCGCTATTTGAAATATTACTATCAATACTAGTAATACTGCTTATAATAGCACTGATATAACAGAATGATATAGAGATGATAATATTTGGAATGATAGGTGACCTAGGGATGACGATATAAATAAAGCAAAAAATTTTTAAGACCTAAAATACTCTATATTGTGCCATCATTTAGTACACAGTCAATAACTAGACCGTCTGTAGGTGTAGCAATTGGACCCGATGGAATATATAGAGCTCTTTATGGATGGTATGGAAATGAACAGCCGCTGGAAATAGATAAATGTTCATATGATTTATCGACTTGTTCTCCTGTAGTATCGAGTGGACCAACAATAGGTGATGGATATGGAGGATTTTATGATGGAACTAATATATGGTTCAGTGGTTCAGATGAGGCGAATGATCAAGGAGTGGTAGCAAGCTATAATCCATCTACAGGAGCATTCAATTATGCATATTATCCTGGTAATTCTACAAAATACGTAATTAAGATATTCTACTATAATGGATACTACTATTTGATAACATGCTGTGACCCAGGAACACTACTTAAGTGCACAAATCCTCTAAATCCGTCTACATGTACCCAGCTTAATATAAATGCACCTACTTCATTTACAGTTCAAGAATACTATATGTATACACAAGGCTCATATGCACTACTATCATACTTCCAGAAAAATATGAATAATAAATTGTTCAGTTTATGTAATTTCGATGGAACAAATCTATATAACTGTATAAATATATACTCTACGACTGGAATACTACATTATCTCCATCACAGTTTACTAGAGGAGCAATATGTGGAGATAATATAGTATTCCCAGATATTATAAACAATGGAAGTAGTGTTGAGTTCGATGTATATGTAGCGCCTCTTTCAAATCCAACTAGTTATACCAAAGTTTATAGTTCAACATATACACTATCTACTACTACTGGTGAGCTTCATGCGAATATAGCATGTCTTGGAGGAAGGTTTGCTATTGCGCAACTATCTCGATCTTCGGTACAAGGAGAAATAACTCTGATAGACCTTAATAATAATTCGGTATATGCTAAATATAGCTACATATATCATTTCCATCCAGATGACGTAATATTCTATGGTGGAAGTCTAATAGGTTCATGTCAGAATGCGAGTGGAGCAAATCAGTCTCTATTACCAATAATATCGTTTAACTATAGGCTTGCTTCAGCTAGTGTGTCTGGAAGCTCTGCGACGTTGACTGGATTTGACCCTAATGCTATTGTAAGACTATCGAT